AGTATGAATCAGTCGCTACCACATACGGACTAAAAGGATTAAACGTCCTCATTGAGAAACCAATGGGTAGACCAGTCCTTACGAGGGACGGTGTAACAGTATCAAAAGAAGTCTATTTCTCAGACAGAGGAAAGAATATGGGATCGGGCATGGTGTCCGAAGCTTCACAAAACACCAACAGACTTGCAGGTGACGGTACGAGTGCCACAGCAATACTTACTTATTTCTTATACGAGCAAGCCGTTAACCTTATCGGGACAGGTGTTAATCCTATGACGATAAGGGACACACTAAATAACGATGCACAGATCTTATTGAATGAGTTAGAGAAGCACACCAAAGAACTGACAGACGGACAACTCGCACAGGTAGCGACTATCTCATCGGGTGATCCTTTGCTTGGTAAGCTCATATCAGGGGCTTTGGAACACGTTGGGCTTGATGGTGGCATCATAGCCGAGAAAGCCTTTATAAATGGCGTAGAGCGTGAGTATATCGAGGGTTACTACCTAAACGATGGCTTTAGTGCGATGACTGAGGGTAAAAAAGAACTTCCTAATCCAATTGTTGTCGTGTCTGCAAAGAAAGTATCATCGAACGCTGACTTCCTTGAACTCATGGAGCGTATCGTTGGTATCACAAAAGAGACAATGCCACGCATCGCATTTATTGGAGAGATTGAGGGACTCGCAAGAGAATCAATCATCGCTAACGTCATGCAAGGGAAAATGGACGCTGTGATTATAAAGACTCCATCATCAGGAGATATGGGAACTCAGTACCTAGAGGATATAGCCCTATACTGTGGGTGTAAGATGATCTCAAGTGGTGACTCACTTAAAAACATAGACGCTTCATACATTGGAAAAGCTGAACGTGTCGTATGTACTCCATACACATCATCAATCTTCGGTGGTAAACACGCCAAAGAGGATCTCGAAGTACGCATTAAAGAACTCAAAGACCGTATTCTAACTGAAGAATCAGATCATTTAACAGAGAAGTTCCGTGATCGTGTCGCTAAGTTACAGGGAAAGATCGCAGTCTTTAAGATCGGTGGTGCTACTGAAACAGAGAAAGAAGAAAAAGAGTTCCGTATCGAAGATGCTATTCAAGCTACGAGAGCGTCAATGCAAACAGGTGTCGTGCCTGGTGGTGGAACTACACTTCTCCGCTTGTCAAAGACTAAAGGCTTATCACAGGTTACCGCTAACGCACTACAGAACGTATTTAAGAGGCTCATGCAAAACGCAGGTCTACTCGCAGAAGTAAAGATGAATGATGTGCTAAGCTCTGACTCTCCGATGGGTATAAACTTACGAGGTGAAGATAAACTCGTTGATCTAGTCAAAGAGGGTGTGCTTGATCCTGCACTCGTCCTACAGCAAATCATTAAGAACGCTACATCAACGGCAGGGAATATGGCTACTATTGGTCTAATCGTCACGTTCGAGGACAAAGATGTTAGCACTTCTTAGTGTAATAATCGGTCTATTGGGTGGGTGGTATGCTAGAGAGATTATGAATCACCTCAAAGCACTTAGACTACAAGTCCTAGCTCTCGTCAAACGAGATATACCAGTTGAAGAACCACGCAAGTCATCAATGGTCGAACTTCCGATGACACCATCAGAGCGAGTCGTTAGAGAGCAAAACGAAATGATCGAAAGGTTAAATGATGGATCACGACTGTCCTAAAGATAAAGCATCTGTAGTCGATGGACAGTATATTGAGGGCTGTAAGCTATGTATAAACACAGTCCAAAAGAACTCTATATATCATAGGAAGTATCAAAGAGATAGAATGAAAGAGAACCACCGCAAGGATATGATCCAACGGTACGATGGTGAAGATATAAATCCCGAATGGGTTAAAGCCTACCCAGAGATTGCTAAACAAGACCTCGGAGAAGCAGAAATGGAAAGGATATTACGCAAATGACCAAGAAGTTCAAGTTATCTAAAGAAGAACTGATGCACTTCGATTCGCTAACGTACACGATGAGATACTTAGAAGATTCGGCTAAACAGTTCGTGAGTGCCATCATCACTGAGCGACTCGGAGAAAACCCCAAAGGTAAGGACATTACATGGAAACTAGACGGTAACGATCTAATCTTGGAGATTGAAGAAATTGTCGAACCAACAGACTTCCTCGTTAGCGAACCTAGTAAGCAGTAGCCCTCTTGCTTGGATCGTTCTTAATAAACTGGTCACTGAGAACCAGAAGCCATTAGAGTTTAAGAATCATAGGTATTTAATAGACCCGATCAACGATCTACACCCCGATCAGGTATATCGCAAATCAGCACAAGTGGGTATGTCAGTGGCTAAGATTCTAAAATCTCTATGGCTATGTGACCAGTTCGGAGTAAATATCGGGTATATTCTACCCTCACAGAACATCGTCAAGGACTTTGTAACCCCGAAAGTAGATCCTTTGATAGTAAGTAACCCTGCTATTGAGAAAACCGTTTCTAGGGACTCTGTGGCGCTCAAACAAGTAGGTGAGAGGTTTTTATACTTTAAGGGTGCGTTTTCAGAGCGTGAGGCTATCTCGATCTCACTGGATATTCTTGTACTGGATGAGCTTGATCGTATGCCCGATATGAATATTGTTAATATCTACGACTCACGGTTACAGGCTAGTGAGTACGCTTGGAGGTGGAGACTATCTAATCCATCGGCAGTAGGGTTTGGAGTGGATGCGTTATACACAGACTCAGACCAAAGGCATTGGCTTATTAAATGTTCTCACTGTGGACATACATGGTTTATTGATTACAAGCCTGACGGAAGATGTCACTATGTAGACCGAGATAGGGGTATATATGCCTGTGGTCACTGTAAAGAGGAGATCACCGATTTAGACAGACAAAACGGATTCTGGAAAGCCCTCCATCCTGATAAATATAGACACGGTTATTGGATCTCACAGCTCATGGTTCCGACTATCTCAGCCAAGAAGATCATTGAACAACATGATGAATCATCACCTGACTTCTTTCATAACTTCGTACTCGGGAAAGCCTATACTCCGTCTGATCTTATCGTTAACCGAGACACTATTTTAAGAGCCACCTCACCATCATCAATAGCTAAAAAGGGCGTGTGTATGGGTGTGGACAACGGTGTAGTCAAGACGTTCATCTTGGGGACGATAGACGGTATATTCGCACACGGTCAAACTGAATCATGGGAAGAAATCGAGAATCTAAAACTTGCCTATAACGCTATTATGGTGATCGACCCTAACCCTTATCCGACTACTCCGAAGATGCTAGTAGACAAATACCCAGGTGAGGTATTCATCTGTTACTTCAAACAAGACACTAAGAACTTAGGGATTATAACGTATGGAAACGGTGTCAACGCATCTGTCGTGTACGCTGACCGAACCAAGATACTTGACCTCGTAGCCCAAGAACTCGTAGAAGCTAAACTACTATTTAGAGAGCGACCCGATCAACTTGAAGACATAATAAAAGACTGGAATAACCTATATCGTACTACAATAGAAAAGGACGATGGCAGACAGGTATCAACTTGGTTAAAGAAGGACGGCAAGGCATCAGATTATCCATTCGCTCATGTGTACTACAGAATAGCCCTATCAAGGCTAGGGAACATGGGTGGGGCGACATTCGCAGAGCCAACATCTAATCTTATTCAAAGGGGCAAGATGACTAACGAGGGATATGAAGCAGATTTAAGTAGCGACTTACAGGAGGCGCTCGATACATGATGACTTTTACTGGTGGGAAGAAAATGAAAGATGGAGACGAAGATCAGCGTTATCGCTTAACGATCATTCTCGTAGCAGATCAACGACCTAAGTATTGGGACTTTCACTGCGTTAAATGTACACAGAAGATCGTAGAGCTATCAGGTAGGGTAATGAGCATCTCTGATGTGTCAGATATGTCTGTCATACCTGAGTACGAACCTGCACCTATGAGTGTTAAATGCTCTGGTAAGTACTGTAAGATTCATTATGAGTTTATAAGCCTAAATGGACGTTGAAACAATATGCTAACAGATAGATATTTCGTGCTATAATCTAACCAGAGGAGCCTCCCATATGGAGGTTTTTATTATTTATGGATGATTACTACGACTTACCAGATGCTACAGCGAACGATCAAGACTATGAAGTTTTTGATCTTAAATTAGACGATGGCAAACTAATTCAAATGGTTGATCGGGCTTTAGTCGACTCGATAGCCCACTGGAAACAATACCCATATAAACTAGACAAAGCTGACACCGAGAATATTAGATATTGGTTAGGCGATCAAATGAAAGATCGCTACATATCCGCATCAGGTGAGGGACTTCCTAACATGGGAAACCGTCTCCAGACCTCATCACGAGCCGTTCTAGCGTATGTGAACTCACGAGTGGCACAACCAGAAGTCCGACCATCTACAAGCGATCAGGGGGCTATACAGTACGCAAAGGACGTTACTCAGGCTATGTACCAGCATGGTGTAGACCACGACCTCGCAACTAAAGCGAAGAAGTCCACAACTAACCTAGTCATTCAAAAGAGAGGCTTTCTAAAACTACGCTTCGATCCCTTACAGGGAGCTTACGGAGATATTGAAGTTGAACACATCTCACCCGAGAATATCGTCATAGATAAAGACGCAGGATTTAAGGGTGAACCACGCAGGATATGGCACAAACAAAAGTGTACTATCGAAGAACTCATCTCTAAGTTTTCAGACAAAGAAGAACAGATCAAACTAGCCTTTGGAATCGGTAGGGGTGTCTATACCCAGATGTCAAAGATTGCTGAGTATTGGGAAGTCTGGTTTACGTTCTACGAAAAAGGCAAACGACAAGAGGGGCTTTGTTGGTATCTCCCAACTGGAAAAGTAATCTTAGGTAAAATGCTCAACCCCAACTTCGTATACACAGGTGACGATCAAAAGGATAGGGAAATAAACTTCACTGCATTTCCAGTTAAACCGTTTGTAGTCTTTAACTACATGAATACAGGTAAAGCGTATATTGACGAGACTTCATTGTTCGAGCAATCTAAAGTTCTACAGGATCTCTACAACAAGCGCAAGAAGCAGATCATGGATAACAACGACTACGTGAATGGTCGAGTGATCGCTGACGGCAACGCTCTTGAACAAGAAGATGCTACTAAATACCTCAACAAAGGTGCTAAGACTATTCTTCTTATCAAACCAAGCGAGGGTA